GCTAAGTTATCAATTTCTTGTTGCATAGCTTGTTGTTCAGCTGCACTTGCAGATTGAGCTTTAAGTCTTTCAAGGTTAGCCATCTGTTCTGTTGCACCTAATTGAGCTTGAGCTTGAGCTCCTTGTAGTCCAGTTTGTAGTCCAGCAAGACCTACATCTTTACTTAAGCCAGCACCAAACTGTTGAGCTTGTTGACCCATTTGTTGAGCTTGTAAATCAGCTGCTTGGTTAGCTTGTTGCATTTGTAAGTTACGACCTTGGTCTGCAGTAAATGCTTGTTGTCCTTGTTGATAAGCTTGTTGACTACCTTGAGCTTGTATTTGTCCTAACTGCATAGCTAGGTTTCTGTCTGCTTCACCTTCCATTAAAGCTTGACGACCGCCACCAAAAGTACCACGACTTATAGAACCTAATCCTCTGCCTGATTTAGCAATTTCCCCCTGTCTTCTAGCTTCATCTAACTGTATATCTGTTACCTGTTGTTGATAAGGACTCATGTAAGATGCCGCAACACCTGGGTCAGTAAATTTTTCTGTAGTAATAGATTCTTCAGTAACTGTTCCAGGCGCATAACCTAATGCACTACCTATACCACCACGAGCTGTACCTGCTGCAGACATAGTATCAGTTAACCCTGTACCAGCCAGACCAAACTGTCCAGGAGCAGTCATTCCTTCTACTTCGGTTTGAACTCCTAATTGACCTGGTGTAAACTCAGCGAGACGGTCTCCAGTATAAGGAGTAAATTCTTGAACCCCTGTTACATTACCAGCTGAATCTGTAGTGTAAGTTTCTTTACCTGATTGTTTTAGTAGCTCTTCATAAAACGGTTGAGCATACTCTGGTAGATTAGTAGAAGTAGATGTAGTTTCTGTTGGACCACCACCGCCTCCGCCTTTATATTCTCTTAAGTTAGTAGTTGGATTAATAGTACCAGAACCACCATGAGCTTTTAATAGATTAGCTTCCCAAGGATTAACATGTGCTAATTCACTATCACCTTCATTTCCTTTAGAGGCAATGTCTTGGTATAAAATATCTAATAACCAAACTTTAAATTTAGTTGGTATTAATCTTAAAAACTTCATAATCTTTTCTCCACCATTATATAGGTCTCTTTAAATCCATATTGTTGTTTCATTAATTTAGCAACTGATTTAAAAGTTGCTCCACGTACTGCTGTACCACCGTTATCTTTAGCCCACTTAGCTAATATTTCCCAAGATTCTATATCAGTTTTACCACCCACTGCAGATATAAAAGCTATTCTGTCATTAGGATAATTTATCCATTCTATTGTTAAAGCTCCACATATTTTATCTTCTTCTGTTATTAATAATAATACTTGTTGCCCTTGTACTATAAACATTTTTAAATGTTCTAAACTATATTCTCCGCCGGAGTGGTCTAAAGCATTTTCTAAATATTGTTTTACTTCATCCCATACTATGTGAATATGAGTAGGATTAACTACTTTAAGGGTACTCACGCAGGTAAACGTCTTTCTGCGTTAGTATCTACCGCAATATTTCCTTGTCCTGTTGTTCTTTCTCTATCTTTTTCTACTCTATCCATCATTGCATATAACCTTTCCGCTCCCGCGTCTGAAGAACCATTTCCTATCTCAGATACAATTCTAGCTGGCACTACAAATTCTCCTTTAGATAGCGCAGCTTCTTGTGACCCATCTATTCTAGCAGGAATACTGTCACTTATACCATCTCCTGTACCTTCTAATAATCCACCATATCCTAAACCAGCTATTCCTCCTGCTTGATAACTTGGAATCATTCCACCTTGAGCATAAATACTTCTAAAATTTCCTGCAATATCTTGTGTATAATTAGGAGCTATTCCACCTCTATAGTCTTGAGGTACTTCATTAGGCCCTCCAGTTCCATATTCTTTTCTTGTTGGTACACTAAAAGGTTGATTAGAACTGCCTCCTACATTTTGCCCAGCACTTACAATAGCGTTAACTACTGCTTCTTCAGGTGGTGTATTTGAACCTGTGTTTAAATTTAAAGTACCGGCAGTATAATTAGGTGTAACATTATTTAAATTTAAAGCTGGTTTAGATGTATCTCCGCCTTCAGCATACCCATTGACTATTCCACCTCTAGCATACATAGGAAGAGTCATACTAGGTCTAAATGCATCGGATAAGTTTAAAGGACCTGATGGTCCACCTCTTGTAATTGGGTCAACTGTATCATAGTAATCTGCATAAGCTGCATCTACTCCTGCCATAGCTATTGGAGCACCTAATTTAAGCCCTCCGTATAATGCACTTCCTTTACCACCTTCATTAACTAATTGTCCACTTGCATCATAATATTCTTTACCACCCAATCTTTCTAAAAAGTCTGTTGGGTTATTAAAAGCATCTTTTACCCCACTGCCTGCAGCCTTTAAATTTTTTAGTCCATCGCCAGCTCTTTCTCCTAAGTTTAAACCTTTTTCTAATGGAGTTTGAGCTTCATACTTATACAAATCTTGTGGTTTAGGAGTAAAGTCTGCTTGAAAACTTGTAGCATTATTAACTGATGTATTAACTGGATTTATTTGTCCTTTATAAGCTGGACCTGTTGAAATTGTAGAACCTCCTGGTCCCATAATTCTACCACCAAGTGGGTCACCAGGAGGTTTAGCATATTCAGGCACATTAAAATTAGGGTAGTCTGTAGGTATAGCAGGTTGTGTAGCAGTAGGATTTAAATATTGATTGTTTACAAAAGGGTCTTGTGCCAAATCACCAACACTAGATTCCATTAATGTATCTTTTACCTCAAAAGGACTATATCCTTGTCCATTAGCTTGAGAAAAAGGATTTACGTCTGGTTGTCCTGAAAGTGGACTTTCAACTGGAACTATATTACTTTTATTACTTAAGTGTTGTAAATTATTAGCTTGATTTATTTGAGCAGTTGGTATGTTACTAAAATTAGATACACCAGCCATTTGATTAGCACCCATTACATTAGAAACGGGGGCGTTAAAAGTTGATGCTGCCGCTGCTTCTGCAGTTCCTGCTGCTGCACCTGCTGCAGCTTCTGCACTTCCAGCTAATGCTTGCGTACCACCTGCTCCTAAAGCACTACCTATTTGTCCACCACCATAACCACTTAAACCAGCCATAGCTAATTCTAATGGGTCTCGTTTACCTTGGGCATATCCAGTTAATGCTCCAGCTGCTGCTGCACCTGCAGGTCCACCAACTGCTCCTCCTGCAATACCTGCAGCTGTAGGTAATAGACTATTTATAAAGTCACCTAAAAATGCTTCTGGCATTCCTGTATCAGGATTAATTGTTAAGGTACTTCCGTTAACTTCAGCTAATTGTTGTAATCCAGCTACTTCGTTAGGATTCATATGAACCATCATAGAGTCACCATATCGACCTAATGAAGCTAAACCTTGAGCTGTTTGTTCTGCGTTTGCCATACTAATTCCCATTTAATTATATTGTATAATACCATGTAACGTGGTAGGTATAAACCGTTTTATACTGCCTCGGCTCCTGAAATTGTAATTGAAAGCCTAGTTGCATCTGATAAAACTTGTATGGTATCTCCAGGGTTTGTTATCTGTAATCCTGACCAATGCAAATACTCTTGTTTAGCTATTATGTATTCATCTATAATCACATTTCCAAACGTTGCAGAGCCACCCGCTTCTACTATATGAACAGAGATGTTACCACTTGCCCCTGATGCACCACTATGATTAGTAACCATAATGTCTTTTATGTAAGCCCTTGTATTAGCAGGAGTCTCATACACGATAGCCATCGTAGCAGTTACATTTGACCGCGCTAATTTTTTACCTGTTAAGTTTTGAAATTCTCCAGCCATTATATCCCCATCCAATGCATTACATTGTTTGTGTGTAAGTTAGTTATCTCATCTAAATGCGCTTTATCTAATTGATTAAAGTATAACCTCATTTGATTCTGCATTTGATTCTGTTGAGCTTCGCTATACTCTATAGTTGGAAGCGCTAAGTTTGGAGCTTTAGGTTGTACAACGTGTGCCATATTATCCTCTCATTCCGTCTGGTTTAGCCTCTACTCTAGTATCACCTAATTGCCATTGTGTGCCTAATGTATTAGAAGATATTCTAAAACTCATTTGTCGACCCCTTGCTCTTATAAACACTTGGTCAGTATATTGGTCTATTGTTGATGTTGCGGTTGTTACCCCACGAGTTAGAGTAGTTCCAGCTACATCTGTAGTTTGTGTTGCTGCTCCTGGAAACTTAGTAACTGCAACTGCCATATCTACTGCAGGAACAAGTGTTGCTCCAGTCACAGGATTAGATGTTTCCGATGCCGTAAAATCTACATCTGGTATAACTCGTTTAGTCAACATATAAAACTCACCATCTGCTATATCCATAAATGAAGACTCAATATAAGAATCCATAGCCAGAGGGGTTGCTCCTAATGGTTGACCATTATTAGGCCCATTCTCGTGTGTGTATATATAACCTCCAGAAGTAGCTAGTGGATGTCTACTAATACCTGCATCTACCCAAGTAGTTCTATTAAGTTGCCCATAATACCAAATATCATCTCTATAATTATAAACTACATATCGGTCAATAACAGTAGAGGGAGTAGGTCCGCCAGAACAATAAAACCATATTACTTCGTTAAATTCCTTGTTAGTACCACCATACACAAGTTGAGCTTGTTCTCTATTAATATCTTCAAATACATATCTTAGTAAAGGACACTTAAGTACATTAACACGACCATCATATATGAAGAAACTATCGGTTCCCATCCAGTACATATTATTGTTTACGTTAGCATAAGCATTAGCACCCATAATATTGGTGTCAGAAGATAAAAGCTGTAGCCCAAACACTTCTGCTGTACCTAAAAACTGTAGTGTGCTTAATGAAGTATCAGTCCAAATAAGTGTTTCTTGTCTAACATTAGCTCCAGTAATAATTTTAGAACCTTCTTTAACAAATAAAAATCCTGCACTATTAGAAAGTTGTGGGTTCCATACTTCTGGTTTGGGCCCTATATCTGCATTAACATCAGCAAATCTAATTAACATAGGGTCAAATGCGCCTGTTGAATAAATTATTTCTTGGTACGCTCCTGCAACAGATGCAGGGGTCGTAGTAGACGCTGGTAATGTGTACGTAAAAATTGTGGTACTTGTTACTATAATTTGATAGGTGCCTGAGTAAGCAGTTGTTGTTTGACCATAAAGGTATACCCAATCATTAGTAGCTAATCCATGAGCACTTCCAGTAGTTACCGTAGCTGTTGTTCCAGTGCTTACAATTCCCGAAATAGTAGCCCCTGCTGTAGAAGTTTCACTATATTCACTAGCACCTAATGCGAGGAGGTGACCACTTGGCGCAAACAATGTTTTTTCTGTAGCCGCTGGTACTGCAATAGAGCCTGTTAAAGAACTTAATAATACTGCTCTGTTACTAAAACCTCCATTATAAATCCAATAGTATATTTGACCACCATCGTTTAGATTAAAGATAAGGTCGTTATTAAAGTTGTCCATGAAAATTAATCGTAAATCAGCAATAATAGGAGTAGTTGCCCCTGAACCCCATGTACCTCGACTCCATGTACCTGCACCCCAACCATAACCACCTACTGATGTATCTGACCCAATATCAATTTCAAATGCAGCGGTAATTCCTGTACCACCGCCTGTAGCTGCTGAAGTAGCTGTACCCGCAGTTTGGATAGTAAATGTATTAGCGCCTGTAACGGTTACTTCAAAGTTTAAATTAAGTTGAAGGGCTGTTATTCCGCCAACAGCAGCTGCTCCAGAGAAAGTAACAAATTCTCCTGTTTGAGCTCCATGAGCTGCAAGTGTTACTAGGACTTGGCCCTCAGTACCTGCAGTAGTATTAGTAGTAAAACAATTGTCGGTGGATGGAGTAGTAGCTGTAGTATAAGTTATACGAAGAGGAGTTATATCATAAAGAGTTGTACCGGCACGAATATAAACTTTTCTAGTAGTCGCTAAACCAGCAACTTCGGCACCTGTAGTTAAAGAATAAACATAAAGTTTAACTGCTTCTCCTACATAAGGAGTAATAGTAGCTGCTTGCCAACCACCTAGTTTTTCAGGATAACCTTCTCTAAATCGTACTAAGTTTCCATCATACCACCCACCCATATTAGATAAGTTAGTACGGTCACGGTTAATACCGGGTTTAAATTTTAACTTACTCAACGGCATACTTTATCCTTTTGACATTAACAGAGAATGTTCTGCTAATCGTCTTCTAATTAATCCTCTAAGCTTACGCCCTCCAGCTCTACAATATTTTAAAAGAACTTCGCCAGCTCTTTTTTTATCACCACGCTTAAACGCTGAGCGAACTGTACTTCGTTGAAAGCATCCCAAACCAAGATTAAAGCTAAAGCTGACAAGAGCATCAAACTCAGATTGGGTTGGTTTAACTGGATGTAATAACCTAATAACTCCCAGTTCAAATCGTTCCAAGTCATGTCTAAGTAATGCATCTATCTCAACAGCTGATAGTGTGCGATTCCATTTATGAGATAACATAGCATGCCGACTGATGAGATGGCCAACGCCAACAGTCCAATATCCGCCAGGACACCTATAAGGCGATGCATGAACACCCTCGAAATGTTTTATTAATTTCGTTCCCTCGACTGATACTTTCACTATTTATCCCAGTGTCTAGAGCCAAACCAAAATCCTATAATAGATGATATAATTGCCATCTCTTCTGTAGAGATAACTATATTCATTGCTGTTTCAAAATCTACTCCAGTATTTATAGCCCACCATAAACCTGCTATGTCAGCAAATAAAAATATAGAAACAAAAATATAGGTGATAATGGGGCGAACACTAGCACGGAGATTAATAACCCAAGTAGAGGCGTTTTGTGCATGTTTTTCATCATGTTTGTAGAGAGCAACTCTTTCTTCTGCGTATGTTTCCATTTCAACTTGGTCAGTTTTAAACTCTTCAATCTTTTCTTGAGATGCAAACCCTTTTTCAGCCATAGCCAAAGCTCGTTCCATTTCAAGTTTAGCCATTGCTTCTTCATGAGCATTGTCACCCTTTTGTTCAAAAAACTTTAATACACTAGGAAGTCCTGATGTAGCAAAGCCTAATATCCCTGATAGTATTGATAGCATTATTTTATATTTAAAGAATCATTAAGTAGTCTAGCAAATGTTTCTCTACCAGCTTTAAGTTGTTCTAAGTTAAAGTTTAGCTGGCTCATTTTTCGGTCTAAGTCTGTTATATGATTTAAGTATATAACTTGTTCTGGTTTTAAGTCGTCTGTGTTGTATTCTTTATTATCAATAGTAATGGTTTGTTTTTTATCTTTTGCCATTTATATATCTCCTTAAAATTATTTATTTTTACCTTTAATAGCTTTATCTACTTCCGTCATATCTTCATCTGTCCAATAATCTTTAGCAACCATAATTTCAAGATGCCTTACATTTTGGTCTATCATGTGATTTACTTGTTCTGCTTCCATATCATCTGGGTGGTTTCCAGCTCTAAAATTATTAATTAGTGTTACTGAATGACCCATAGCTTCATAGTGCTTTGCTATTTTTTCTTTTTCTGTTAATACAGGTGGTTTAAACATTAGATTGTCGCTCCTTTTAACTCATCTACAGTAGTCATATTATCTACTTGCTTTGTAATATCTCGTAGTCTTTGTTTTTCTGTAACAATTCTTGATGTATCTGTACCAGATTCTTGAGCTTGCATAAATAATATATCTTGTGCTTCTAATAAAGGTTTTCTTTTTTCACGGAGTTTGTTTTTAGTTATAACTTTAGCCTTGGGAATATCTACTGTTATTTCATTATCTAAAACCCAAGCATTCCTAAAAGTTCTATCACTTGATATTTCGCTAACATTTACTATTTTATATTCTATCCCTTCTGGAACATCTTTAGCAGCTATCTCTTCTATAGTTAAACCACAATCAGCAGAAGGTACTAATACTGTTACTGTTCCTTCATCCGTTGTATATATTATTCTTGAATCCATTTTATTTTCCTTTTATCATTATCTAAAGACTGTTACAAACATTCCAAAAGCATCTGGACCAGCTTCAGTTGCAGTACCACCAACTCGAACACGAACAGAACCAACAGCTCTAGTATTGTAATAAACAGCAGTCATACGAACATGACTAGCATTGCCACTTTGAGGTTCAGCAGTAATATTTACAGCATAATTTACATCAGATATATTAGTAGCAAAATTAACTGTATAATCACCTGTTCCATTATCACCAATAGAACTTACATTATTATGAGCACGAATAGCTACTGTACCTGTACCATTAAAGTTTACCCAAGCTCTTAGGTTACCACCTCCAAATAGAAGTGTACCATCACCCATTCTAACTTTATTAACAGCACTGTTACCTAAAGTCATTTCATTAGATACTGTAGCTGCTGATGGAACAGCAGCATAACCTAGAAAAGTATTATTAGAACCAGTAGTCATTACTTGACCTGATTCATGACCAATAGCTGTATTTCTATAACCTGTGTTTATAGCTGTTCCTGATGCTTGACCTATAGCTACATTGTCATATCCTGTAGTAAGAACATATAAAGCGTTTACACCAAGACAATCATTAGCATTACCAGTAGTTAAACTCACAAGTGCTTCATTACCAAAACAACAAGTGCCATCAGGTGTTGTAGCAACTTGAGCACTTGCATAACCATAAATATTATTTGCTACACCTGAAGTAATTGCATCACCAGAGTAATGTCCTGTTATAGTTGTAGAGTGTGCTGTTGTCATTAAAGCTCCAGCAGTAGTACCTATTAAAACATTGTAGTTCCCTGTAAAACTACCAGAAGAACCTCCTTGACCAGCTTGTCTACCAATAGCTATTAGAGATGTAGCTGATGTAGCATATTGTCCTGCCAAAGAACCTATCATTACACTATAACCAGCAGTATGTTTTTGCCCTGCTTGGTCACCAATACAAGTATTAGATACAGAACCTGTTTGTTCATCACCAGCTTCATTACCAATAAATGTATTAGAAGTACCTGTTGTTAAAGCAAGTCCTGCTTTATGCCCTGCTAAAGTATTATAAGCACCAGAGGTCACAACTTTACCTGCTGTATAGCCTAATCCTGTATTACCTGCTCCTGTTAGAACGCCAGCACCTAACGCTTCTCTACCCATTGCAACTGAAGAAGATGCAGATGTAGCTTCTTTCATAGCTTCATAACCTATTGCTGTATTATTAGCTCCTGTAATATCTTGTAAAGCAGTAACACCTAAAGCTGTACTTGTTGCAACAGAGCCATTACCTTTACCAACAGTAAGACTATTAACTACAATATCTGTTGAGAATGGTGTTCCTGAAGCTGCTGCCCAAGACATAACTCCTGAACCATTAGATTGTAGAAATTGCCCTGCATCACCATCATTGTCAGGAAATGTTAATGTGTAATTTGCAGATGCTGAATGAGGTGGTCCTAAAAGTTTAATAGCATGTGAGTTCTCAGAACAATTTAATTCTAAATATCCAGAGGTAACTCCAGATGTTCCTTTAGCTTCTAAACTAGGAACAGAGCCTGTAGATATTCCAGAAAGTGTTGTGAAAGCACCTGTACTTGGTGTACCTGCACCGATTGTAGTGCTGTCAATTGTGCCGCCATTAATATCAACACTTTGTATAGTATAAGAATTTGAATAGTTTGCAGCTTCAACAACTTCATAGTTAGTTCCAGAATGAACTCCGGTTTGATATAAAGCCATAGATTTACCAGCAGGTACTAAAATACCATCTGCACTAGTTTTTACAGTTACAGCTGTGTTAGAGGCATTAATTATATAATAATTTTTACCCCCAGATAGTTCCGGGACAAGTAAATTTGATGCTCCGCCAGCACTACCTGTAAGTCTTAGTCGTAGGTGACGAGCTACTTGAGTAGCATTTGAATTTGATAATGTAAGTGTTAAATTAGAAGCGGTAACTGCTTGGTCTACAGTTCCTACTATTGCTTCTTCTAAGGCTGTACCTAGATTAACGTTGGTCGTTGTACCCCACGTACCATCTTGTTCGCCGGTTCCTATGAGTTCTATTGCTAAATTTGAATATGTTGACATATTGTTTCCTTAAGTAACTATTGGAACCCAATCTGGGTCCTGAGTTGTATCAATTATAACCCAATTAGGGTTGTTAAGGGTAGGTGCATGACCTTCTATAAATAGCTCACCACGCGTGGGTGTTATTATTTTACCCCCTACTATACTTGGTGCTGCTCCTACTACTGTTAATGCGCCCCCATCCGGTCTTATTACAATACCATCTAATACTATTGGTGCTATTCCTGCTAATACCGCAGCCCCAACTGTTGGAGTTATAGGTATAGATAATGCTGCTATCGGTGCTACTCCAGCTAATGCTAAAGCTCCTACACCCGGAGTTATTATAGTTCCTCTTACTAAACTTGGTGCTATTCCTGCTAAGACCACAGCTCCGGTAGGGGGTTCTGCAAAATCTCCTATTACTCTAAACGGCGCTACTCCAGCTAAGGCTAAAGCTCCTACACTCGGAGTTATTGTCGCAGTTAAAGATACACCTGGTGCTACTCCAGCTAAGGCTAAAGCTCCTACACCCGGAGTTATTATAGTTCCAAGAACTGCACTTGGTGCTACTCCAGCTAATGTTAAAGCTCCTACACCTGGCGTAATAATTACGCCTCTTGTTATACTAGGTGCTACGCCCGCTAATACTAAAGCCCCTACACCTGGGGTAATAGGTACTTCATCTTCGCCCCATGGGCCTGAACTCCAGGTACCTCGTCCCCAACCGGTAGCCATAATTAGCCCCTTATGTTAAGGTAAATATGCCGGTAGTAGCTGGTAAAACAGTTAATGTATTAGGACTTGCTACAGTAAAATTAGCACTTGATAACTGACACCAACACAAGAGTTTTCCTGCAGTACTTCCAGTTGAGTTCCTAATTATTGCATACTTAATATCTACAATACTAGCGCCAGAAGCAGTAAATGCCAATCCTATAGCTGACATTGTAAATTTCTGTTGTTTAGCATTAGATGGATTTACTATCCATTGAGCTGTTGCTGGTACTAAATTTCTACCCCCAGTAACATACCCACCTGCCGCAGCTACTTCGTTAGTAAGTGAACCATACACGCTTAATGTAAATGTAGACGCGTTACTAGCAGCTTTTGCTAATACCATTTTAAATACGCCTGCTCCTAATGTAATTGTGCCATTACCTATATGTGATTTAGCACTGTTATATAATTGCCATGCTGATGCTGCCATGTTAAATCTCCTTAATATCGGCCATTGATGCACCGGATTCTAAAATATGATGGAGTAACCCGCCATAAACTTCTAACTCAATCTCGTCCCCAATCATTCTAATTATATCTATAAACTCTTGAGCTTGAGACACCATCCAAGGGTTACAGTTAAATATTTTCCCGCTCACGTTTACAGGTATTATTAACTCGTCATCATTTTCTAGCTGTTCATATGCGTGATGCTTATCTTCTTCTAAACACGAATCACATCCGAAAATATGAAACCTCTTAAACCCTAACATCCTAAATAAAGGAATTGCTCTTAATAATACTGTAGAGCCGCCAGGAACTGGATACCACTCTTCAAACTGTGCCTCTAATATTTCTGTTAATATTTCAGATTGTGTATGCCAAACATAAGTTCTATCTTTGGGTAGCTCTTTAAATACACTTGGATGACACTGTGATGCTATAAAATACTTACAGTCTTCTACTACAGGCTGAGTAAATCTTGCATTAAACTTTCTTGCATCTACCATGACCATAGCAGAAGGGGTTATACCATTATCTAAGCACCATTTATAGGCTCCGTTAATAGCTATAAGTTTAACACCATTTGCTCTTAATTGCTTTATTTTTTCTATATGTTGTGATAGAGATGGCCCTCCACCTACTATCATTGTTTCAATATCATTTGTTGGGTACGGCTGTACTTGTAAATATCCTTGTTTAATATTATAAGCTACATTCTTTTTTATCTGGTCTTCATTAACATTAACTACTCCTACATCTACAATATCGTTCCCACCTACCCAAGCAGTTACATAAAATGAACATCCGCCTTTTGTTTTTTTAGACCAATGAATAACACAGTCATGTTCTTTAAACTTTTTTAACCACCATTTAAAAGGTCGCACAGTTAAATGTAATTTATGTCCTACTAATTTATTTGCTTTATCATCAACAGTAGATATTTGAAAAAATACATGTTGAGCAGCGGATAAACAATTATTTATCACTTGGTCCACATGATGAGGTCTTATATGCTCCATCACATCTGTACAATATCCATATGCTGCTTTAACAGGTAATGGTTGTGATAAATCTGCTTCTATAAATCGTAAAGAATGTTTTTGCGTTTCTAACATTGGGACTATATCTGCATCTAAACAGTTAGGTGCAAAGTCCACCATAGTTACATCCATATTACCAAAAAACGCTAGGTTTAATCCTCCACGTCCCGTACCACATCCAAAATCTATAACACTAGACCCAGCTTTAGGTTTAGCTTGAGCTAAAAACTCGTGAGATATTTTTTCGCCAGGGGATTCTTTTCTATACTCTGGCATTTCCCATAATTGTTTATATAAGTCTTTTTCTAAAGGTCTTACATTTTCTATCGCTACTACTGGGGCTTCTCCCGTTACTCCTGCAATTGCTGTCGACATACTATTCCTTTCTATTCAAATCGAATAAGAGCTTCAGTGGCATTATTGCCTGGGAACTCTATGTTTAAGGTTTCATTATTGACGGTTTTATCGCCACCAAAATCTAAAATTGCTACAGTGTATTGTAAACCATTACCTCCAGTATCTCTATAGATAACTGCTCCTCTTGCTGTAAATGTAGATGCAGCCCAAGAAGTATTTCCAAAATTAACCCATCCTACAACTGGGTCAAAAGAAAAACCAGGGTCAGATACAACTAAATTATTTCCACCTGCAGTATATCCTGCACCTACAACTTCATTGGCGGTATCATAAACTACATCTGTATTGCCCGGACTTAAATCTGCTGCATTAGTATAAAGAGCTATCTTATATGTTTGAGTAGCACCAAAATTTAACTCTCCTGTTAGTGTTAAATATTTTAATCCAGTAGTTAATCCTTGTACGATAGATGCCATTATGCAGGCCCCCTACTACCTTTAACAGGTACTCTAGGTTGTCCACTCCTGTAGGAATCACGAGTATTTTTACCTTCGCCTAATCCTAACAGTTCTACCATAGCATCATTATATCGTTTATCTAGCATAGCCATTTTCTCTGCATCTGTCATTAGATATGTATTCGCTTCCAACAATGAACCATAAAGTAAAGCGGTAGAGTAATTATCACCCAACCAAGACTGACCACTAGCGGCAGTAGTAATAGACTCAGGATAATAAAAGTAATGAAGCTCAGCACCATAGTTAATATCAGGTGTTGGGCCCAAGATAAAAGATTCATCATTGAAGACTGCGTAGTATTGAGGTTTGCCATAAAAAGTTGTATCCGTATCTGGAAAAGATTCTCTAATAAAATTAACATCCTTATTTAAAAGAAAGGTATATTCGTTTGTTACATTATCAATAACAGCTAAACTATAAGTTGCAAGCCAATCGTCTGGTACATTTAAGTATTTATTTGTAGCTGAAATAGTACCTGTATCATTAGCACGTAAATCAGGCAAGTTAACAGAGTTAAATATTCTATTCTCTGCTTGAGTTATAAATGTATTTACATCTACTGTAGAGTATTCATTTTCAGTATAAGATTGTATTTGAGCTACTAGTTCTGCGTAAGTCATTGCTTATCCTTATACTAGTGGACCGCGAGCTTTAGTGCCTTTAGTAGCTGCACCATTACCACGAGTTTCTACACCTGTTGTCTTAACATTTTTCTCTGGATAACCAGCAAAATTAGGTACAGGTACATCTTGAGGTTGTGCATAACCGTCTACCATTTTAGCTTTTCTTTCTTGGTTTTCTTTCATTTCTTTCTCCTAAGTTATTGTTATTGTAAATCTTTTATTGCTGCCTTGATTGCATCTTCAGCTAAAACTGAACAATGTATTTTTACAGGCGGTAAAGCTAGTTCCTCTACAA